GAGGCACAGGAAAACGGAGGGGAGGATTTGGAGGCTTTGTATAAGGAGCAGGAGCGTATAGAGAAAGCTCTGGAGCTTATAGATGCCTGTGTAATAGATGGGTTAGTATATGCCACTTATGAGGATGGATTGATATTAAAGGATCTTATATGGGCTTACAATGCCAGACATTAAGGAGGTAATGAGATGAGCATACACGGAGTAAATGCTAGACAGCTCCAGATAATAAGTATCCTTAAGGAGGCTAAGTGTACAAATACAGCGGAGCTACAAGAGGAGTTAGGAGTATCTAGGAGAACGCTTAGAACGGATATAGCGTATCTAAAGAGAGTGTATCCAGATAAGTTAATAACCCACAGAGGCAGGTATACAGGCGGTTTAGAGTGGGTAGAGTAGGAGGAGCGTATGGATCTAATAGAAAGAGTAGAAAGCTATAAAGTGTTATTTAAGGAGTGTAAAGCTCTGGAGCCTGTTAGTACGGCTCTGGCAAAGGGTTATAAATCTGCTACACCTCTCCAGAGATTAGAGATAATCAGAGAGTTAGATACAGAGCTGGCGGAGGTATATAGCGTAGAGATCCCTGTTATTACAGCGTGGGTAAGGGATGATAACTATGTACACTCTACAAAGGAGATTTTCTTAGGGGAGCCCTCCTTAGAGGGTTTTCTCCATCAATTTAGGCACCACTTACAAAATAAGGCAAGGGAGCCACAGTATAAGTATTTACTGGTAGAGAATGATCCTAAGGCGGATTACAGGATCCCTTATAAGGATTGTGTGTATAGGATGTATGGGGAGGATGATGCTAGAGCGTGGGCTAGGATGGTTATTGAGTTAGCCTCATAAATGAGTTATAATATAACCACTATATAAAAAGGTAGGTGGTTACATGATAAAGAGATTGAGCGTAATAATAGCTTTAGGTATTGCACTATCCTTATCAGCCTGTGGAAATACAGCTAAGGTAAATGAGCCCATAGAGGCGGAGAAAGTAACGGAGGCTATAGAAAGTACTCCAGAGGTAACAGAGGAGCCAGAAACAGCTACAGAGGAGGCGGAGGAGCTATCTGTAATCTATGCAGACGATGAGGAGATCAATTTATATCTGAATAGGTATAATGAAGCTAATGTGGGGCAGGAGATAACAGCGGATCAGTTTGAGCCATATAAGCATCATGGTAGTGTACATAAAAATCAAATAAAATTCAAAACAGAGGAAACTACTATATCAGCTACAGGAACTAAGGTAACAGTATATTTAGAATATAAGGATCTGGAGCAGTATAAGGAGGCGTTTCTGAGATTTGTAAAGCCTTTTAGTGATACCGATATAGAGAAATGCTGGGAGCAGGTTTTAGCAGATGATACAAGGGTTATAGAGTTTGATGGATTTAGTACAGAAACCAGTAAATTTAATGGAAATATAGAGTATATGAGTATCTATGGATTTATAGAGTAGGAGGCGGATTATATGAAAATCGGAGTAAGAAAACCTAGCCTTAAAAAGGCTATCAAAGCAAGTACTACAGGTAAGGCTAAAAGAGCGGTAAAGAAAGCAGTTAATCCTCTGTATGGTAAAAAGGGTGTAGGGCTGGCAAAGAACCCTAAGAGAGCTGTAAAAAATGCTGTGTATAAGAAAACCACAGTAGGGGTAAAAGATTTACTCAAATAGGAGAAATTAAGAGGATCTTAGGATCCTCTTTTTTTTTGTCTAAAAATACTTACCGATTGTGATTAAGTTAAGTATCACAACAAAGGAGGTAAACAGAGTGGCACAGAAAGTAACCAGTACAGATATAAAGCTGGCTCTTAAAGAGTTTCATAATGGAAAGCCCAGTTATTTTATAACAGAGTGTAAAACCTGTAGTACTTATTTTCCAGATCCGCAGGGGCTACTTAAGTTTGATGGGCTGGCTATCACAAAGAGCTATACAAAGCCTAATATTATCGGCTATGAGATCAAAGTGAGTAGAAATGATTTTCTACAGGATAATAAATGGCATTTATACCTACAGTACTGTAATGAGTTTTATTTTGTAGTACCTAAGGGGCTGGTAAAGAAAGAGGAGCTCCCAGATCATGTAGGGCTTATCTATTTCAATCCAGATACTAAGGCTCTGAGAACGGTTAAAAAAGCATTGTACAGGCAGATAGAGGAGCCTGTAGGTGTGTATAAGTACATTATCTTTAGTCGGCTGGAGGAGGATAGGATCCCCTTTTACAATGACAGGGCGGAGTACTGTAAGGATTATCTGGAGGATAAGGTAGTAAAGAGTGCTATAGGGCAGAGATTAGGCACAAAGTTAGCAAAGGATTTAGAGGAGGCAGAAAAGAAGTTAAAAAGCCTCCAGAATGTAGAGAAAGAGCTACAGGTGTGGAAAAGCGTTAAGAAAGTCTTAGATAAGGCTGGTATTTTACCGTGGAGATGGTGGGATAACGATAGCTGGGTAA